AACAATAATTTACATCACTCATCTAATTCCCCTCTCTAGCCCTCTCCATTTATCCTACCTCTCTTACTATCTTCCACCCTACTCCATTTGCAGGCCTTCTTCTTTGACTTGCAAATTCCGCAGTCTGTATCTTAATTCGCTTAGTGATCCATCCTTCCATCTTACTATACTTCTTTCACTGGAATTCCAGTTGTTTCTTCAAACTTCTGTTTTGTAACTACATATGTCCATTGACCCGATATCTTCACTGCAACCCCAATATTCAACTGCCCCGTCTGCATCCCTATTCTGACGAACTGTGGAGATGCCCCTAGGAGTTTAGCTGCCTGCTCCACAGATATGCGATTTTCTTTCATATTTATTTCCTCCTTAATTCAAAAAGCTACTTACTAGACTTTATAAACACAGTAATCTAAATGTCTCTCTTCCTTTTGGTGTTACAAGTGTCTGTGTCCCGCTCCACTGCGTCTTTTCATTAAAACACTCTTTTACCTCAAACAGCCCATTATTTTTATCTGTATACGGCAATAGTTTTCCTCGCTTATCTCAGTAAACATACTTTTTTTCGAGCAGAAATTTCACAAAGTCATTTTGCTTAATGCTTAACTGCTTTGCTGTCTCTCTGAAATTAGTAAGCAGATTTCGGTCAACCAGTTCATCAAAATAATCTGCCTTTGGTTTAAGTATCTGCTTCTCTACCGTCAGTGCAGAGTTTTCAGCTGCAAGTACGCCTATCCTTGCCTCTCTCTCTTCAAGCGTCTTTTGTGCCACCTGTAATGCTTTTGCCATCAACTCCTCTGGACTCATTTCCGCCTGTCCGTTGATATAACCGCCGTGCTTTCTGATTGAGGGGAGAACTTCGGATGTAACCCATCTTTTGAAAGCTTTCGCACTCGGTAGCTTGCTGGAAAGGATTAAGCTGTATAGACCGCTTTCGTTGATAATGGCGGTGTTTTGCATTCTTCCGATGGGGTCCTGAATTGGGACTTCATCCCTATCTTCACCATCTACATGGTCGCTTACCGCTTTAGTTGGTCTTTCATACCCCAAAGTCTCCGCCACATCTTTCCCCACGAACCAAGGCTCGCCACCTATCTCTACCGTCCTAATCTCTCCAAACTCCTCGCTTTTAAAAATCCGAATTTCATTCATTACTTTCTGCTCCTTTCTTTATCTTCAGCAATTCCTCTTGCCATTTCCATACCCTCCGCCAACCCAAGTAAGTACTCTTGCTTCTCTTTACTCAACTTTGGCAGTGTTTCTTTTAAGACGCTTATAATCTTCTTTGCTTTTTCGCTTGTCCTTGTCTTCATTGCTTTGCTCCTTTCGTCTTGTTTTGTTCTTTGTAAGACAAATATACATCTTTTAAAGAACATTGTCAACAATCTTTTGTTCTTTTAGCGAACTTTTTCTTGACTTTTATTTTTCTTCCTTATATACTGAAAACATAAACAAAACTTAATTTAGAAAAGAGGAAATATGGGCGAAAGAGTAAAAGAGCTTAGAAAAGTGCTCGGCTTGTCAGGTGAAAAGTTCGGAGAAAAAATCGGATTGAAAAGAAATAGCCTAAGTCAAATAGAGACGGGAAAGAATAATTTAAGCGAACAAAACATCTTGGCAATCTGTCGTGAGTTTAATGTAAATGAAGAATGGTTGCGTACTGGTACGGGCGAAATGTTTAAAGATATGTCGCTTGATGAAGAAATAATAAACTTCATCGGTGAAATACAGTGGGATGCATCTAATACATTTAAAAAGAAATTTATATCAGCTATAGCAAAGCTAAACGATGACGAGTGGAAAGTGTTAGAAAAGATTATCTCCGTATGTGCGAATGAGAAAGAAAGAGAGCAATAAAAAAAAGGACTGACATCAGTCAGCCTTAAGAAGTTTTTTGAGGTATATCAGTATTAAGTGTATATGCCTCGAATTTGCAAGAAAAAGTAATTTTTGTAGCTCTTTTAATTCTTCCTTATCATTCATGTTATACCTCCTGCTACCTGCACAATCAAAATAATGATGTAATAAATATATCGAATGTTTGTTCGATTGTCAAGGTGATGAAAGTAGGATGTTATATTTTGTGGAAATCATGTGAAAACAATCGATTCCCATTTACAACAACAAATGAAAGGATTTTGATTATGAAAAAAGAATTGATAGTGTTAGCAATCGCTACAGCCGTGACCGTGATGTCGGCAGGGTGTGGTGCCAATACAACGGGTAGCACCGAGGCAACTACTACAGCAAAGACAGTAGCAGAGACAACCGAAACGGCTTCTAATGTTGATATTGTAAGCAAAGCAAAAGAAGTATTGCCTAACGCACTTACTCCAGGCATTAAGATTTCAAGCGTTGAATTAAAGGATAAAAATTTGAAGGTTGTGGCAGATTTAAGCCACTACAACGGGCAATTTCCGCTCGGTTCTGTAGCGGAGATGGGCGTATCTGAGATTACAGATGCATTACTTTCGCTAGATGATGAGTACTATAGTGTGTGGGATACTATGACTATTGATTTTGGAGACCAAGGGCATATTACATTTGACAAGTCTACAGTAAAAGATGACGGAGCTGGCAAATATTTCTCTTACAATGGTGGAATATTGCAAAAGTAATTTAACAAAATCCCTCCTGTGCTAAATGTATAGGCCGTGTGATCTATATGGATTTCAGTCCAAGATGTTATTTGAAAAAAAAAGATTCCTGACCGCTACCAACAGCCAGGAATTAGATGGAAGCCAATTCAGATAGATGAAGTGGTTACCAAAAACATCAGTTATATTATACCACTTCATCTCATAAAATGAAAGGATGAAGTACTATGAAACTACCAAACAAATATGGATCTGTGTATAAATTATCAGGGAAAAGAAGAAAACCTTGGGCAGTCAGAAAGACCGTTGGGTGGAAGCAGATTTCTGAAAAAATGAGATCTTATCCAATCTATGAATTCATAGGCTACTACGCAACCAGGACAGAAGCACTTCAAGCACTAGCAGATTACAATGAAAATCCTTATGATCTGCACTTCAACACCATCACTTTTGAAGAGGTTTATGACAAATGGTCAGAAGAGCACTTTAAAAAAGTATCTGCATCCAATATTAATGGTTATAAGGCAGCATTCAACACATCCAAGAGTCTTTGGAAGATGAAGTTTGTGGAAATCAAACTAGATCACTTACAGAAAGTCATTGATGATTCAGGCAAGAACACTCCTACGCTAAAGAAATTGAAGATAATGTATGGATTGATGTATGACTATGCAGTCATTCACGAAATTGTCTCTAAAGATAAAAGAGATATGGTCAGATATGTGGACATTAACAAACCAGGAAATCCAAATGCATATGACAGAAAACCTTTCAGCAAAAAAGCAGTCAAATTGTTGTGGTCTTCTGTGGGCACAAATGAATATGTGTCTGTTGTCCTGATCTTGATCTACACTGGATTAAGAATTGGTGAATTGCTTGACTTGGAAAAGAAAGACATTCACCTTGATGAAAGATGGTTCTTTGTAAAGGAATCCAAAACTGATGCAGGAATCAGAGAAGTTCCAATTGCAGAAAAGATTGTTCCCTTCTTTGAACACTGGATGCAGAAAGACTGTGGCCACCTGATTTGCACACCTGATGAAGAACCTTTTCTGTATAGAAATTATTATGATTCATACTGGACACCATTGATGCAGCAGATGAACATGAAACACCGCCCGCACGATACAAGACACACTTGTGTGTCTTTACTGACGGAAGCAGGTGTTGATGAAAGAATCATCAAGAAGATCGTTGGTCACAAAGGACAGGGTGTCACCCAAATTGTTTATACTCATGTTGACCTTTCATATAAACTGGAAGCAATCAATCTGATCTGA